GTCGGTTAGTTCAGTTATTTTTCTTTAATCCTACGAGTTGGTGAGTGTGAATAAAACTTATTTCTTCATGGCAGGACTTCCAAGGTCCGGAAGCACTTTGCTAAAAAGTATTCTTAATCAAAATCCAAGTATTCATACAGAACCTGTCAGTCCTGTATTAGAACTCACTCATTACACCAATGAGTACTTCAAGGATAGTGAACAGTATTTGGGATATCCAAAACCAAAATCGGCACATAAAGTTATCTCAAGCATCATTGATGATTATTATGATGAGGTAGAGAAACCCATCGTTATTGATCACTGCAGAGCATGGAGTAATAACATTCAGATGCTTAAAACTTTTGTTACTCCGATGCCAAAAATCATCTGTCCTGTAAGAAATATCACAGAAATCTTAACATCATTTATTACAATGATAAGAAGAAATTCGGATCAGGTATCATTTGTAGATCAGCATTTGATTGAGATGGGATTGCCGATTAATGATGATAATCGGTGTCACTATCTAATGAGTAAGGATGGGATTGTTGAGCAGGCACTTTGGGCACAATCGCAGGCATTTATTCGTGGTGATGATAAGAAATATTTGTGTATGATTGAATATGATGATTTAATTGAAAAACCAGAAGAAACAATGAGAAAGATTTATGAGTTTCTGGATCTTGATTATTATGAACATTATTTTAATAACATTGAAAATACCCATCGTGAAATTGATGATCAATGGTATCTCAAAGATATGCATTATGTTCGTCAAAAGTTAGAGAAAAAATCAAAAAATCCACAAGACATTTTAAGTGTTGATATTCTAAATAGGTATAGTAATCTAGAGTATTGGAAATATTCTAATCATAGGTATTTTTAGATATGGTAAACACCAGAGGAGTTTTTACATTAAGAAAAATTTTAGAAGAGAAACTACCTCTTGATGGATGGGTTCCATTGGAAGATGTATGGAATGGAGATCCGGCAATAAGATTTAGTGATGGAGTGCAAGAAACACCCAACACTGGTTATTTTGGGGGCGGACGTGAACCTGGTGAATATTCAACAATGGATAAGGTCACCTACTCATCAGATACCACTGCAGCAGTTCCGAGTGCAAACTTAAGTGCGGCACGATTTAGACTTGCTGCAACAGGAAACTCTACTCATGGTTACTTCGGTGGTGGGCTTCATGGTCCAGTATCAACAATGGATAAAGTCACCTATTCATCAGACACCACTGCAGCAGTTCCTGGTGCTAATTTAACTCTAGCACGATATGCTCTTGCCGCAACAGGAAACTCAACTTCAGGATATTTTGCTGGAAATTATCCGCCATCAGCAGCAATGGATAAGGTCACTTATTCATCAGACACCACTGCAGCAGTTCCTGGTGCAAGCTTAAGTGTGGCACGAGGGTATCTTGCTGCAACAGGAAACTCAACTCATGGTTATTTTGGTGGTGGTGGCAATTATCCTTATAAATCAATGGATAAGGTCACTTATGCATCTGATACCACAGCAGCAGTTCCGAGTGCAAACTTAACTGAGGGACGATGGGGTCTTGCCGCAACAGGAAACTCAACTCATGGTTATTTTGGTGGTGGAAATCCTATTACATCACTCATGGATAAGGTCACTTATTCATCAGATACCACTGCAGCAGTTCCTGGTGCAAGCTTAAGTGTGGCACGAGGGTATCTTGCCGCAACAGGAAACTCAACTCATGGTTATTTTGGTGGTGGTCCTTATACAGCACAAATGGATAAGGTCACTTATTCATCTGATACCACTGCAGCAGTTCCGAGTGCTAATTTAACTGTAGGACGAGGCGATCTTGCTGCATCAAGCGCCAGAGCAAATGCATTACCCGTCACTGAACCACCCACCCCAACACCAACTTCTCAGACTGTGATAACCACAGTTCCAATCGGTTATGATACTGGGTATTTTGGTGGTGGTGGTGGGCCTGGTGCAGTATCGACAATGGATAAGTTAACTTATTCATCAGAGACATTGAGTTATACCTCAACAGCAAACTTAACTACTGCTAGATCTGGTGCAGCAACAGGAAACACAACTCATGGTTACTTTTCCACTCATCCTATGGATAAAGTTTCCTATTCATCAGATACCACTACAGCAACTCCAAGTGCTAATTTAACTGTAAATAGAGTATCACTTTCGGCAACAGGAAACTCTACTCATGGTTATTTTGGTGGTGGTTATTTTCCAAGATCAACAATGGATAAAGTTACTTATTCAACAGACAGTTCTGCTGCTGTTCCTGGAGCTAACTTAACTGCCAACAAAGCGGGTACATCGGCAACAGGAAACTCTACTCATGGTTATTTTGGTGGTGGTTATTTTGGTGGTGGAACTCCTTCTGGAGTACTAATGGATAAGGTTACTTATTCATCAGACACGACCGCTGCTGTTCCTGGAGCAAACTTTAGTCTTGCTAGATATTCCACAGGTGCAACAGGTAGTTCCACTCATGGATATTTTGGGGGAGGATGGACTAATCCTGGACTTAGATCGACTATGGATAAGGTTACTTATTCGACAGATACTGCAGCAGCAGTTCCTGGTGCAAATCTTACTGCTAATCGAAATAATCCAAAAGCAACTGGAAACTCGGAAGTAGGTTATTTTAGTGGTGGAGAAATAGTATATGCTTCTACTTCCGTATCAACAATAGATAAAGTTGTTTACTCTACAGATACAACTTCAAGATTAACAACTGCAGATTTGAGTGTTGCACGTGCATTTGCATCAGGAACAAGTTCCAGAGCAAATGCACTTCCTACAATTGGATTTACTCCTGCTCCAGTAATCGTATAATTAGTGGTATAATAAGAAAAACATTCAATATGATTGATAATCCGCTTTCCTATATCCTCATCCGACCAAATGTGATTAATGAATATGGTCTTAGAGAACTAAGAGAGCACATTGAACGAACAAATAAAACTGATTTATCTGTCTTCGATCCACAAAAATCCAATCAAACTGGAGGAAAAGAGTGGATAGTCAATAAAGAAGTTCGTGACACTCAACATGTCGAAGCAGGACCACTATTCCCAAAAATCATAGACCTTCTCAAAAGCACAGTAAAAGAAGTCATCAATCCATTTTATGGTATTGAGATATTAGAAAGTGAAGTTCCACAAATCCTCTCCTATGGGATCGGAGGTCACTATTCTCCTCATGTTGATGGAGAGTCATTGTGGCAAACTCCAGACGGTGAGTTGATATGGAAAAAATCAACCGACCGAGATATAACTATGGTGTTTTATCTCAATGATGATTATGAAGGTGGAGATTTTGTATTTCCAGATCTCAAAGTCCGAGTGCGTCCTGAACCTGGAATGTTAGTCTGTTTTCCCTCCAATCATCACTATCGTCATGGTGTTGAACCAGTCACAAAAGGACAACGATATAGCATTGTATGTTGGGCAACCGTAAAAGGATTTGAGACAATGAATGAGCAAAATAAAAAACTGTCTCAGAAGTATAATATGTTAATAAATAACTAAAAGTTTTTTTCTAAAAAAATGCAATACATTAAGCACTATTATGTTGATGATGATCATAACACTTTTTGTTGTGAAACATCATCAAATCCAAAATACAAGCGCCATCCTTGGAAAGAATATAGCGGCCTTGATGTAAAAGTATGGTTGACTGATTCTGATGGAGTTGATGTTATGTTGGCACAACTTCCAGACACAACATCAGTCTCTACTATTACCGAAGATTGTGGAAAGAATAGTATTCAAGTTTTAACCGAAGCAGAATATAATACTGTAGCAACTCCATACTTTGAGGCACAAACTCTTTATGAAGAGGCAATGGAAGCAAGAAATACTGGGGATGAAGTAACAGCAGCAGCAAAAGAGTCTGCTGCACAAACAAAAATCGATGAGGCAACTGTGGCAATTCGTGCTCTTTGAGTTTTATTGATCATAAGGTGCTATAATAAAGGAGGATTAAAACCCCTCCTTTTTTCTTATATAAATTAATGTAAATCTTATAATACTTATGAACTTTACAGTATACTCAAAAGACAACTGTCCATTTTGCTACAAAGTTAAACAAGTATTGGAGTTGACAGGAAATAAGTATGTGGAGTATAATCTTAATGAAGATTTCACCAAAGAAGAGTTTTATGAAAAGTTTGGTAATTATCTACACGGAGTCAATCCTGTAAAATCTGGTGAGAGATATTCAATTGTAACTTGGGTGAGAGTCAAAGGTCAAAAGACCAAAGAACAAGAAGACCAAGAACTTTTAGAAAAGTATGGAGTAAATTGATTATGTCTGTTATTTTAGGATTGAACTTCGGGCACGATGGTTCGGTGTGTATTGTAAAGAATGGAAAACTAATATCATCAATAGCAACAGAAAGAATTACAAAAATAAAAAAACAATCTGGATTTAATGACGATGTAATTGATTACATCTCATCTTCATCAAATACACTAATTGATGAAATTGATTACATTGCAACTAATGATTTCAAACAGGAAGTTTTTGGAAATCAAGTAATAGAAGATTTTTTTGAAGTTAAAGGTAAAAAAATACCAACATTTATCATTTCTCACCATTTAGCACACTGTGCCTCTGCTTATTATACAAGTCCTTATGATAATTCATATTGCTTTAGTATGGATTGTAGTATGGGAAAAGTAGAAGCAAATTCTTTAGTTGCATATGGAAATGACAATAAACTTGCAGCAGAATATTGTCCGGGAACAATGGTTGGTGTTTTGTACGGTGAGGTTACAGAAAAACTTGGATTGGGTCCTGCATTACATAAAGCAGGAACAATGATGGGGTTATCTTCATATGGAACACCAATTAGTTTTGATTTTAAATCTTATTCAAATAATATCAAAGATAAGATGAATGTTGCAGCAACAACACAAAAAATATTTGAAGATGAAGTTTTAAAGATTATTGATGAGTTGAAAGATAAGACTAATAATCTCTGCCTTTCTGGCGGATCATTTTTAAACTGCAATGTAAATTCAAAAATTGTACTGCAGTCAAAATTTAAAAACATTCACCACTTTCCTGCTTGTGGTGATGATGGTACTTCTGTTGGATCTGCACTATATGTCTCACATCATATATTAGATGAACCAAGATATTCTTATCAACCAAAAGATTTGTGTTATACTGGAAGAGATTATGACTGCGAAGAACTCGATTATAAGTTTATAGCAAATGAAATATCAAAAGGAAAAATTATAGGATGGTTTCAGGGAAAAAGTGAATTTGGTCCAAGAGCACTTGGAAATCGTTCTATTTTAGCAGATCCAAGAAATTATCACAATAGAGAGTTAATTAATAATGTAATAAAAAATAGAGAATGGTTTCGTCCATTTGCACCTGTTGTTTTGGAAGAATATTATAAAGATTGGTTTGATTTTCCTATTCCAAGTCCTTTTATGCTTTATACTGCACCTGTTATACAACCAGATAAAGTTCCCGCAATAACTCATATTGATGGTTCAGCAAGATTTCAAACAATCAACCAAGAAACTAATCATCATTACTATAATTTAATTAATGAATTTTACAAAATTACAAATGTTCCCATTTTATTAAACACAAGTCTAAATGGAAATGGAGAACCAATTCTTGAAACAGAAGAAGATGCTATAAATTTTTATAAAAATTCAAACCTAGACTTAATGGTAATCAATGAAAGATTACTAAATAATAAAAGAAACTCATAAGATTTTATAGAACAATGCAATATCTAAAGCATTATTGAGTAAGAAATGGTGAATATCTTACCGAACCTGAACAGAATGGACCTCTACAAAGTCATCCTGCAATCCCTGGTCTTGAAGTTCGTTATTGGTTGACTGATGATCATGGTGTTGACTATTGCTTATCAACTGTACCAAATAATACTCTTGTAACTGAAGTAACTCCTGGTCTAGAAATTATTCAAAAAAGTGAATGGGATGCTATTGTTGCAACGATTCCAGAACCAGAACCAATGCCCGAGATGCCTGGAGCACCTGACTGGAATACCTTTAAGCAGACTGCAGTTGCTTCTACTAATCTCAATACCTTTGTTGGTAATCTAATGAGTGTTGCTCCTGTTGCAGCAACTGCTCTTCCTGCAACTTTACTTCTTATTGAAAGTGGTAATTATCAGGACTTTGAGAACACCTGGACTGCAATTGAAACTGCAACTACAGTTCCTACAGAACTCATTGATGAGATGGTAGCACTCGCAGAGTCTTGTAACCTACCTGAGGAATTTGTGGGGATTTTTGCCGCTTGATGATTTTTCGGTCCTGATAAAATTTTAATTTCTATTGTGCTATAATAAAGGAGGATTAAAACCCCTCCTTTTTTCTTATATAAATTAATGCAAATCTTATAATACTTATGAATTTCACAATATACACAAAAGACAATTGTTCTTTCTGCTACAAGGTCAAACAAGTATTAGAGTTGACAGGAAATGAGTATGTGGAGTATAATCTTAATGAAGATTTCACCAAAGAAGAGTTTTATGAAAAGTTTGGTGAAGGATCTACATTTCCACAGGTAATGTATAATAATGAAAAAATAGGAGGATCTGTTGACACAATTCAATTCCTCAAATCACAACAACTCATTAAATCCTGATATAAATAGTAATGAAAACCACACAAATCGTGGTGTTGATTTTATAATCAATGGAGGTAAAAGAAAGCAAACCCAACCAGTTCATTTTATTTTGGATAAGATGGTTTGCTTTCTGAATCGGGAAGTAAACATCTATTTTGAGTTTTCCTTAAAATCAAGGAAGAAAAAGTAGTTTCCCGGAGAAAAAAATGTTAGCAACTAGTTTAGTTTTTGGTTCAATTTTAACAATTTTATTTCTTATAGTGGGAGTAGTTATTGGTTGGACTGCAAGAGAATATTTTATGGTTCACCAAGAAGGTCCAAAACAAATTGCATATCATCCAGAGTTTTATGATAAGGATGGTGATTTGATTGATCAAGAAATCGTTTCAGTACGATTTGAGGAAGGATATTTTGATGGTGATTTTGAGATGGAAGAAGATGAGGATTAATCTTCATCAATAAATATTAAAAATAAGCATTCAATATTGTGCAAATTATGACAACGACAGCAACAAAAAAGAAAGTGCAAACAAAGCAAACTGCAATTCCGGATCTTCCCACAAATCCATTTACCTTTGAGGTATTGCAGGTTGTTTCTAAGCAAAGAAGTAATGCAAAAAAAGTAGAAGCACTTAAAAAGTTTGAGCATCCTTCACTTAAAAGTCTACTCATCTGGAACTTTGATGAGACTGTAATTTCACTTCTTCCTCCAGGAGAAGTTCCATATGCATCTGCACAAGAACAAAGTTCTTTGAGTGGAACTCTTTCTGGGAAGATTGAGGATTCTATTGTAAAAATGAATGAACTTAAATCCAATTCAATTGGATCACAAGATCAAGGAAGATCATCAATTCGTAAAGAATATAAAAAGTTTTATAATTTTGTAAAAGGTGGTAATGATGGACTGAGTTCTCTTCGTAGAGAAACAATGTTTATTAATATTCTTGAAGGACTTCATCCTCTTGAGGCAGAGATTCTTTGTCTGGTTAAGGATAAAAAACTTGAAGAGAAGTATAAAATTACTAAGAATATTGTTTCTGAGGCATACCCCGACATTAAGTGGGGTGGTAGAAGTTAATGAAGGTTATACATCAAGACTGTGATCCTTCCCTATCAGAAGATAGAACACTTCCTAATAATTCATTTCTTGTAGAATATATTCAGGGAGAAGTATCGCATTATGATATTGCTGCTGCATCTAAATCTGCAGAAATATTTGATCATTATTATGATAAGTATAAAAAAGATTTTGTAACAATGAATCAAACTGAAGGAAGAATTAATCCAAAACTTTGGGGAAATCCAGAACCTGCCAAGAGCAAAAAGGGAAGAAAATCTTAAATTGTATTATGTGATACACCATAAAATTGCTATATACTTATGAGTGTGCTATACTACTCATACGTTCATCGGGGAAACCCGACGCAAGTAGGAAGGCGAAACGGATCGTTTATCTATGGAAGCACTTTTATTAACCTGTATTCAGGTTTCTATACTTGCAGGTCGTATTAATGACCACCCACAATTATCCCCAAAAATCAAAAATGATTTAATTTGGGAATTGAAGCAAGTATCAAAAGAAGAGTGCTCTGTAGACGCAAACCTTCCAAAGGAACGGAAAACTAATCAATAAAGGTTAATTTTCATTTCTTTAGGAGGCAATTATGGCAAAGGTTACGTATAGGGGTGTATCTTATGATACCGATCTTCGTCATCAACAACAGGCACAAGCACAGCAACAACCCCAACAATATAACGAAGCATATCGCGGAGTTAAGTTTGTAAAAGAGGGGAACAAATGATGCAGAAACTCAATGTTCTTCAAATGATTAAAGAACAAAAACAAAAAGAGGAAAGAAAGCATCAGGCAGCACTGTGTCAAATTGGTCAGTGTAAAACTAAAACCGGAAAATAAGTTAATGCAAAATTATACATATCATTATGATGATATGGACAAAGACAATAGACCACCTGCCTGCTATCAATTAACATACAGAGGTTGTAAATATTGGTCTTGTTATCTCATTCATTTGAGAGAATGGTTTGAGAATCTATTAACATCAGAGGGGACTTGACTTCCCCTCTTTTTTTATGTAAAATATACTGGGAGATTTAATGATCTTATGAATAAAGATAGACTTAAATTAATTATTCGCAATTTGGAATTACTTATCGATTCTCTCAAGGCAGAAATCTATTCTGATGTGGAGTCTTATCGATATGAGAATAATCATCTAGGAGAAACATCTTATGATGAAATTTTTGAGGATGATGATGACTGAAACCAGTAGGGCAAAAAAACTTGTTAAGTTACTTGAAAGATTGATTCAACAGGATCATCTTTATGAAGAAGAAAGAATAGAAGAAATGAAAGGGCAACTTCGTGCCGTTAAAGAACAAATTGCAGAAATAGAGAAACAAAATTATAAAGGATTTGCAAATCAATGAAACCAATTAAAGCAAAAGATCTTCTTGAACTTGATACAAGACTTAAAGTAGTTAAACTTCAGTGCTATCCAATTCCAGAGCAAGTCATTTGGCAGGCAGGAAAAGGAGATTATTCTGAAGTTCCAATTCACGAAGTTGAAGTTCCTAGTCCTCAAAAATGCGGTGAATGGATTGTAGATCAACTTCTTGCAAATGATAGGGGACACTGGGGACCATTGGAACATCCTCAAATTACATTCTCAGTTTCTGGTTTTGTTCATAATGTAATTGTTCAGGCAAGAACACATCGTATTGGAACTTCTTGGGATGTTCAATCACAGAGATACACTGGAAAAAGAGTTGTGAAGGTTGCCAAAGGTGAACTTGATATTGAGGATGTCTTCTATGTGCGCCCTGAAGGGTTCTATACTAATCGTAAGGGTAAGAAGTATGAATGGACTGAAGAGCACCGTCAACGCAAGTTGGGGCGAATATTGAGTGAGTGTGAGGAGTATGCTGACTATTATGAGCAAGGTATGTGTGAAGAACATATCCGTGATTATCTTCCTCAGGCAATTCGTCAGAACTTTGTAGTTTCATTCAATCTTCGTTCTGTGTTGCATTTTATGGATCTTCGTTCTAAACTTGATGCTCAACTAGAAATTCAAGCATTATGTGAACATATCGCACCATTATTAGAAAAGTGGGCACCAAATGTGTGGAAGTACTATGAAGTAAAAAGACTATATAAAGCTAGATTATCTCCTTAAAAAATGAAATCTTACTGTCTTAAGGATCATCTTACTGGACACGTATTTAAAGTTCTTCTTACAAAAAAAGATCTTGATACTTATCTAAAAGATAATCCAAATTTTAAAGAATGTATTGATTGTGTTGAATGTGATGATGCTCCTTCAATTACACTAGAATAAATATTAAGTGTGGTGATTTATAAGAATGGCAATTTATCCAATTATTAATAAAGATACTGGTGAAAAACGAGTAATTGAAATGAGTGTTTATGAAATCACTCAATGGTATAAAGACAACCCTGAATGGTCTAGAGATTGGTCTGAAGGATGTGCTTCTGCAGGAAATATTGGCGAATGGAGGGATGCTTTAGTTAAAAAGCATCCAGGATGGAATGAAATACTTTTAAAAGCAAGTAAATCTCCAGGATCAAATGTAAAACCGTTATAAATAGTATTAGCAAATGCTATTCCAACCTGGATTATGCCTAAAAAAAGAAAACTTGAAATAAAAATTGGAGATGTTTTTGGTGATCTTATCGTCATAGATGATAAATCCATATCCATAATAGAACCCTCTGGAAGAAAAAGAAGATCAGTCTTATGTAAATGCAAATGTGGTAAAGAACTTTTAGTGAGAGTTGATGGTCTTTTTAGTAATAGTAAAAAACAATCTAGAAAAAGTTGTGGATGCACTAAAAGTTTTGTAAATGGAATAAACGCACAATCCAGAAGAAAGCCAGAAAGTGTTTATAGATATGTTTATGAGCAATATAAATCTAGTGCTAAATCTAGAAATATAGATTTTAATTTATCAAAAAAAGAATATCTTGAAATTATTAAACAAAATTGTTATTACTGTGGTTCAGAACCAGAATTAAGACAACCTAGTAGAGGTAAGGGAAAATATGTTGGTATTCCTGTTCTTTATAATGGAATTGATAGAATAGATAGTATGATGGGATATGAAAAAGAAAATTGTGTTCCTTGCTGCACAAAATGCAATTATATGAAAAGTGATATGAATGTCACTTTATTCTCAGAACATATTCTTAAAATAGCAAATCACCAAAGATCTAAAAAAATATGGCAAGAAGAAGGAAGACTACAAATGAAAACCAACCAATCGGAGTTGGACTTACTGCAAAACAGATGAAACGAAAAAAACCAATTAATAGTGAATATTTAATTGATATAGAACCTTTAACTGATAATCAAAAAAAACTTTTTGCTGCTTATAATGAAGGTAAAAATTTAATTGCTTATGGAGCAGCTGGAACGGGTAAAGCACAACCATTATATTCTAAAGTTTTGACCCCAAATGGTTGGACTACAATTGGTGAAGTTAAAGTTGGAGATTATGTATTGACTCCCAGTGGAAAAAAAACAAAAATTTGTGGGATTTTTCCTCAAGGAAAAAAACACATTTATGAAATTATTTTTCACGACGGATCTAAAACTAGATGCTGTTTAGAACATCTTTGGGAAATTAATGCCCCTAGTGGATGGGGTAGAAGAAAACCTGGATCTAAAAAAATTGTTAATACTCAATATATTATTGATTTTTTGCGGGAAAAAGAAATTAGAAAATCAAAAACTAATATCTCAATTGATTTAATTGATCCCATTAAAACTGAAAATATTCATTTACCATTAGATCCTTATCTTGTTGGGTGTTTACTTGGTGATGGATGTTTAACAACAAATACTCCAAAATTTACAACTAAAGATTTGACTATATTAGAGCAATTAAAAAGTGTATTAACTGAAAATATAAATATTAAATCCTGTAAAGATAAAAAATATGATTATAATTTTGTAGATTCTTTATCAAGAAAATCTAAATTTAATTCCTTGACACAAAAATTAAAAGAGATTGGAATTCAAGGTAAAAAATCATATGAAAAAACAATTCCTTCAATATACGTTAATTCTGGAACAGATCAAAAACTGAATCTTATCAAGGGGTTGATGGATACTGACGGAACTGTTGACCATAGAAATGGTACAGTGTCATTTTCAACAACAAGTGAAATTTTAGCAAAACAAGTTCAAGAAATTATTTGGTCTCTTGGTGGTATTTGTAATATCACATCTAGAATAACATCATATACTTATGATGGTATTAAAAAGAATGATAGAAGATCTTACAATGTTTGGATTACTGTAAGAAATCCAAAAGATCTCTTCACCCTACAAAGGAAAAAAGATCTTTGTAGGGAAACATATGACAATCTCCAATATAGAAGAAAGATTAAAGAAGTGAATTATGTTGGAGAAGAAGAGGCGCAGTGTATTATGATTGAAGATGATAAGCATCTTTATATTACTGATGATTATATCATTACACATAATACTTTTGTTACATTGTATAATGCTTTAAAAGAAGTATTGAATGAATATACTCCTTATGAAAAAATCTATCTTGTAAGATCTCTAGTTCCAACAAGAGAGATTGGATTTCTTCCTGGATCTCACGAAGACAAATCTTCACTTTATCAAATTCCATATAAGAATATGGTAAAGTATATGTTTCAGATGCCTAGTGATGCAGACTTTGAAATGTTATATGGTAATCTGAAGCAACAAGAAACAATTAGTTTTTGGAGTACTTCATTTATTCGTGGAACAACTTTAGATAATTGTATTATTATTGTAGATGAATTTTCTAATTTAAATTTTCACGAATTAGATTCTATTATCACTCGTGTTGGTGAAAACTCTAAAATTATGTTTTGTGGTGATGCAACACAAAGTGATTTAACAAGAACAAATGAAAGAAATGGTATTGTAGATTTTATGAAAATCTTGCGTCAAATGCCTTCTTTTGATATAATTGAGTTTGGTATTGAAGATATTATTCGTTCTGGAATTTGTAAAGAGTACCTTATCGTAAAAAATGAACTTGGATTTAATTAATGTTTAATCATATTGATGTTTCTCTTCCTCGTCTTGAAAGAACTACTATAGATGGAGTTAGATACTATTCTGTACCTGATAATGGAGATCTTATAAAACTAGTCTCTATTACTTCTGTAACAAGTCATTTCAATAAAGAGATATTTGTAAACTGGAGAAAAAAAGTAGGGGAAGACACTGCAAATAAAATCACTAAAGCAGCAACAAGTCGGGGAACTGATATGCACTCTTTAGTTGAAAATTATCTTTATAATATTCCAGAACTTCCAAAAGTACAACCATTATCAGATTTCTTATTTAAAATTGCAAAACCTGAACTGAATAAAATTAATAATATTCACTGTTTAGAAGGTGCATTATACAGTAAAAAACTTGGTATTGCAGGAACAGTAGATTGTATCTCAGAATATAACGGAGAACTTGCAGTCATTGATTTTAAGACTTCAAAAAAACCAAAACCAAAAGAATGGATTGAACATTATTTTGTTCAGGCAGCAGCATATGCAGCAATGTATTATGAACTTACTGGTACAATTGTTAAGAAGTTGGTAATTTTAATGGCTTGTGAAACTGGTGAATGTGTGGTATATGAAGAGTACGATAAAAGAAAATATCTAGAACTATTAGTACAATACATTCAAAAATTTGTAGAAGACAAACTGGAGATTTATGAAACTTCAAAATAATGCAATAAAAGAATTGCAAGTTGAATTTGAAAAAAAATTTATGTGTGCTGAAAAGTTTGCACAAGAAATTGAAACATTAGTTAAAGATAATCAGGATATGGATTATATTACTGCGATTGTCTTTTTCTGTGAGAAAAATGAAATTGAACTTGAAAAAGTTCCAAAACTTATTTCAAAACCACTCAAAGAAAAAATTAAGTGGAATGCAATTGAACTTAATTTTTTGAAAAAAACTTCTAGAGCAAAATTGCCTTTATAATTGTGAACTTTCACGATGAAATACCTTTAATTGAAAAGCACGAAAAACTTAATGATAATACATATGGAGAAATTTTCCCTATTGTAGAAGATGCTTTTCTCACAGAACATTCAATTAATTTGTTAATGAAGTGGATAAAATATCAAGAAAGTATGTTTGATGAACATACTAGTAGTATTGAATATTGGAATGGTAAATGTATTCATTATTCTGATGAAAGAATTTCAAAAGAAATTAAGTATATTTTAAAAAAAGCATCTTTAGGAATGAGAAAGTTTATCCAAATAAACTTACCTCAAGAATCAAGATACTTATATGCTGAACTTCCACAAATTGTTAGATGGAGAGAAGGTGATTTATTGACTCCTCACGCTGATAATATTGAACAAGATGGAGTAAGTCCAAATTCTTCTCCTTGGAGAGACTTTGGTGGTGTAATTATTTTAAATTCTGATTTTGTTGGTGGTAAAATATATTATCCGAATTTGAATTTAGAAGTTACCCCAGAAAAAGGATTAGTATCGCTTCATCCAGCAGGACTTAAATATACTCACGGAGTATCACAAGTTAGAGAGGGATGTAGATATACAATTTCAAACTTTTTTACCTTTGATAAAAATTACGCAGGATTTTACCTAGAAGATGAAAGTGACTCCAATTGAAACTTATAAAACTTATATTTCACTTAAGAATCATTTTACTAGACTTGATTATGATTATTTGAAATATAATGGAAAAGTAAAAGCAGGTGAAAAAAGTTTTTATTCTCGTAAAGATCGGTTTTGGTTTGAGAAATTATCTCGTCAAAAAAAGGATAAAGAAATTGTAGATTTTTTTGTTGCTAATTTTTCTTCTGCGGAAGATCCTCAATCTTTATGGATTGGTGAGATTATTAAATCTGGAAATGATACTTATATGAATTGGATGAAAAAAATTCAAGCATTATCGTATCATTTTAAGAGTGATATTGAAAATGTATTTTCTGCTCAAGATTTTAATCAGATGTTTTTAGTTACTGGATCAAAACATCCTTTAATTCTAAAAGAATTTTTGAAGAGCAATATCTCATTAGAAACACTTGTAATTCTTGATAAAATTTTAGGATTTAAAAAAGATTTTGATAAAAAATTAAATGACCCTATATGGAGTTCTGTATCAATGAAGATTCAAAAGTATTCTCCTTTACTAAATATAGATGTATTTAAATACAAAAAAATTTTAAAAGATTTGATAGTTGGGTAATATTATGGGTTTTTTTAGTTCTGATTTAGTTCAAAAAGAATTAGAAGAAATTAAAAAATTACAAGAAATTGTATATAACAATGTCTTTAAGTTTAATGATATGTGTAAAAATGATAAATTAAAACACATTGAAACTTTAGAAGAACTTTTAAATAATCAAAAGGTTTTATATACACGATTAAGTTTATCTGATGATCCTGAAGCACAAGATGTAAAGACTCATATTGAAAGTTCTGCAGTTATGATGGGTATGCCTGAGGGTATGGATATGAATCTTGTTTTTAATAACATATCAACTGTAATTCAAAATATGAAAATTCAACTTGAGTTGGCTTGACAACCATTCTTGCTTTTGCTAAGATAAAGTCGTCTTAAAGGCCAAATCCAATTCAATCTGAGGTAAAAATGTCTTTTGAAAGTCTAAAAAAACAATCTTCTATCGGCAATTTGACTGCAAAATTAGTCAAAGAAGTTGAAAAGATGAATACCACTGGTTCAAGTGCAGATGACCGTCTGTGGAAACCAGAAATGGGTAAAGATGGTGTAGGTTCTGCAATTATTCGTTTTCTTCCTGCACCAGATGGGGAGGATCTTCCTTGGGCAAAGATATATTCTCACGCATTTCAAGGTTCAGGTGGATGGTATATTGAAAATTCATTGACTACTCTGGGACAAAAAGATCCAGTTTCCGAGCACAATCGTGAACTTTGGAATAGCGGTAATGAATCGGATAAAGAAACTGTGCGAAAGCAAAAACGTAAACTGAGTTTTTATTCTAACATTTATGTTGTAAGGGATCCAGCAAATCCACAAAATGAAGGAAAAGTATTTCTATACAAGTATGGAAAGAAAATCTTTGATAAAATTATGGATGTGATGCAACCTGAGTTTGAAGATGAAGAACCAATCAATCCATTTGATTTTTGGCAGGGTGCAAATTTCAAACTGAAACTTGTGAAGAAAGACGGTTATTGGAATTATGATAAGTCAGAGTTTGATCGTCCTTCACCACTGCTAGATGATGATGATGCTCTAGAAGCACTTTGGAAGAAAGAATATTCTTTGTCTGCAATTACTGCTCCAGATCAATTTAAGTCTTATGAAGAACTTCAAAAGAGACTTGATTATGTTCTTGGAAAGAAAGGAACTCCCAAAAGGACTCCAGTAGAAGAAGAGACTGAATATGATTCTTATGCTTCACAGGAGCAATCAAAATCTGTTGAGACTAATGTGATGGAAGAACTTGAAGATTCTTATCGTCGTAGTAAATCTGCTTCTGAGTCAAGTTATGATTCTAGTGGTGATGATGAAGATGATCCTCTTTCATATTTTCAAAAACTAGCAGATAGTTAATTAGTTATATAATCTGATATTATCTCCTTTTTTAAGGGTCCTTGAAACATATTGAGAGGACCCTTTTTTATATTTCATAATTTCTTCTAGATCATTAAATATAATATTTAAATATCTTGGTTTGAGTACAAATATATTTCTTTTTTCATCTTCCATTTGACTTTCATATTCATAATTTGTAATTGGAGTTAAAATGCTAGATGCTGGTAACGTAACTTCGTTTTCTAAATTTCCATCATAGTATTCATAATAATAATTATTTGAATTTGATAATTGTGTTTTTGAAATAAATTCAAGAGTTTCATTTCCAGTTATTTCTATTTCATCAGATTCTGGTGCTACTGTTGATTCTACTTCAAAAGAAATTAAAGATCCAAAAGAATTTTCTACATTACTAATTGTAAATGTAGAGTTCACCGCATTTTCTGAAGAACCACTTATAATAACTTTTGATCCTAATTCAATAGATTCAATAATATTAAGTGGAACTATAGTGTATGTTTTTCTTGTATTATTATATGATATAAAACTTACTCCTTCGGTTTTAAATGCATTTATGAATCCATTACCAGATTTCCATTCATTTGGTATTTTAATTCCAGATGGAAGAATTAGATTTCCAACACTATCTTTAATCTCTTGAGTTTCATAATGATGAATACCATTATACAGATTATCATAAGTATCATATTTTTCTAGTAATACATTATCAAATACTTTTTGTGGTAAAGGCCATTCTGTTTGAATATTGAGGATATTATTAGAAAGTAAAACGATCCAATCTAGAGTTTCATCATTATAAATTTTATAAGCAACATTATCAGGTCTTTCATCACCTATAATTTTATACTTTGTGAAGAATGCAAGATCTCCAAAAATATCTTCACGAAGTTTTCCACGACGAAATAAATTTTTAACAGTTGCGTATTCGGAGATTTGTCTTTGTTCGGAATCTCTACTTACATATTCAAAATCTGGAACTTGTCTGAAATATGAAGGCATTTTAGTATCCTATTTGGTCTAGATTATTATCATAATCTTTAGATGTAACTGGTTCTAGTTCTTGGAATTGAAGAGTTAAATTATAAGAAACCATTGTATTGTTTTCATCATTGAAGGTCATATATGAACCATCTGGAGTGTAATCAACATTACAAGATTTAAGAGCACAAGTTTTTATTTTATTTAATGATGGATGATCTCTAGTACTATCACCTCTCTGACAATATCTAATATCAAATACATCTGGTGCTGCTAAAAAGAATTGTTGAGAAGCAGTTTTAACAGACATTGCTTCTTTAAAAACTCTAATTATACTTCTTACTTGTGTTGCTTCAGTTTTATCTCTTGGTGAAAGTCTAAATGTAAATGTAAAAGGTCTTAATGTTGGACCTTGAAATAATAATTCTAAATTTGGATTTACAATACCTCCACCAAATCTTGATAATAATCCTTGTGTTGATGCTGCTTTTTGTGTAAAGTATAATTTTGCTGCTTTTAATGTATTAGGATCTGCTCCCATACTCTTCAATCTTTCTATTAATCCATTATCTCCAGAAAGATATTCTCTTCCAGACCCAGACATTATATTTAATGATCCATTTACAAGTTCCATTTCTAATGGATTAATTCCAAGACCATTCCAGTCTACATTATTTGAATCTGAAATTGAAGGTTGTATTGGTAATGCTATTGTTCCTACTGTATCAAGTTGTTGCCTTTGTTCAATAATACCAATAGCACCTGTAAGATTAAAATTTCTTGGTTTATATCTTTTGATTGAGAATTGTATAAAGTCTTGTCCGTTTGTACCTAAATCAGTTGGATATGCATATGATCCATAATTTTCTTTAATACCTTCTGGGGTGATTGATACGTCAAATATGTCTACGTCTAATTTTGTATTTTTTGGATCTGTTCCATCAGTGTTTGATTGACTTTGACTGATTGGGTTGCGATCAGTTCCACCAGCTTCAGTATAAGCCTTTTGTTCTTCCGCATTTAAGTTGAAGTTGGAACTTATGGATCCCATC